CCTCCAGGATCTACAGCTAAAGAAGTACGTGATGATATTCCTGCACAATTATCTGAAGGGGAGTACGTAGTTCCTGCTGATGTCGTCAGATACTACGGTGTAAAATTCTTTGAGGATCTACGAGATAATGCAAAAATGGGCTTGCAAGATATGGAAGCTCGTGGTAGAATTGGTGGTGAACCTGTTCCTGCTGGTGGTCCTATGGATGGTGATGACCTTAGTCCAGAGGAGATGGCTGCTATTCAAGAGATGATGGGTATGGCCGAAGGTGGTGTTGTCAATATGTACAAACAACAGCAAGACCTTTATTCTGCACCTAAACAGGCTATAGGTAATCCTACAACAGGTATGAATCAAGGTGGTACTGTTGCAGGTTATCAACCTGGTGGTTCAGTAGCTACAGATCAAGACTTTCTTCAAGCAGGTCAGCAAGCACAACAAAGAAGTTTTGCAGGGTTTCCTCTAGGAGCTACAATATTTCCTTCAGCTCAAACTGGTCAAACAGTTCTTGGACCTGAAGGAACTCAAGTTGCAACTACAGATGCCATAGGTGGTGCAACTACAGGTGGAACTGCTACAGATGATTCTGCACTGGTTACTGTAACTCTTTATGGACCTAATGGAGAGATTCGTACATTAACACTACCAACTGATCAAGCAATTTACGATCAACTAATTGCTCAAGGTTGGTCTACAGAAATGCCTGTAGCTGGTGCAACTAGTGATAATGATGATGGTGGTAAAGAGGAAGTAGAAACTGATCCTAACGCTTGGATGAATAAATTTAACTATAATGACTTTGGTCAATTAGCAGATCAAACCTCTGAAACACTTACAAGAATACCTTTTGGTGGTGTTATTGGTGCATTAGGTAATGGTACAAAAGCGGCCCAAGCTGCAGCTAATATTATCATTATGAAAGCCAATGGTTACGATACAAAAGAATTAGAAAAAGAGTTAAAAAAGTTTAAAAAAGAAACTGGTGTAGGTATTCTTGGAAACCTAGTTGATGGTGATAGACTTGCAAGAGATATTGTTAAAAACAATGTTGACTTAGCTCTTACAAGAGATGCTACAGATCTTCAAGGAGATCCTATCTTTAAAGATGATAATGACTTCAACGACTTTATGCAAGAAGTTGGTCCAACTGGTATGACTTATGACCCAACTCTAAAAACTACAGTATCTACAGACGATGGTGGTACTACAGTTGTTACTGGTGGTTACACTAGAGATGACGATAGTCCAAGTGCTGGAGAAGTTTTAGGTGGCACTAAGGTAGGAACTACTTCATCTGGAGTAAATGTCTATACCCCAGGTTCTTCTACAATCAGACCTGTTTTAAGACCAAGCAGTGGTAGTAATAATAATAATAGCAGTAATACTAGTACTTCTACCTCTACTAGCTCTACAACTACTAAATCAGAACCTTCAAGTTTTAGTCAAGCCTTTAAAGAAGCTAGAGCAGAGCAAGGCGCTGGAGGCACATTTAGTTACGGTGGTAAATCCTATACTACAAACTATGCAGAAGAAGTTAATGAGGGTGGCTTAATGATGTCACCTAAACCAAAAAAGAAAACGAGGAAGTACAATAAAGGCGGACTCGCAGGTAAGAAATAAGGCTACCCAGCTACGGCTGGCCCCAACATAAGGAGAATATAATGCCTGAACTAGCAGAAGTACAAACACCAAAGACAGCAGGATTTGTTGACCGAGGTTACAATCACGAGAAAAAACGTCTGCGTATTGAAGAAGAAGAAAAGGAGATTGCGAGACTTGAAGCTGCTCAACGAGGAGAATCTACCGAAGAAGATGGACCCCAAGAAGAAGAAGCCACCGAAACGCAAGAGGCCAATTCAGAAGTTGAAGAAGCAACGTTATCTCCAGAAGAAAGAAGCTTCAAAAAACGTTACGGCGATCTAAGACGCCACATGCAAGAAAAAGAAAAGGAGTGGAACGAAAAGTTCGAAGCCTTTGAAAAACGCATGAAGAAAGAATCTATTGCTCCACCCAAGTCTGATGAAGATATTGAAGAGTGGGCAAAGCAATACCCAGATGTAGCAGGTATCGTAGAAACTATTGCTGCTAAAAAAGCTCAGGAAATGTTTAGCAAAGCAGATGCTAGACTAAAAGAACTTGATGAAGCACAGTTAGAAGCTCAACGAATGAAAGCTGAGAACGCTATTCGTAAATCTCATGAAGACTTTGATGATCTTCGAGCTTCTGATGAGTTTCACAACTGGGCTAATGAACAGCCTAAGTGGGTACAAGATGCACTGTATGAAAACTCAGATGACCCTGCGTCAGTAGTACGTGTAATTGATTTGTACAAAGTAGATAAAGGCCTTACTAAAACTGCTAAGAAAGCTAAGGCCAAAGATGCAGCTTCTACAGTTACTCGTCGTAGTAAGGCAGATGTAGATGTAGATGATGCAAGTGACGTAATTCGTGAGTCAGAAGTTGCTAAAATGTCCGATAAGGAGTTTGAAGAAAAGTCTGACGAAATTAACAAAGCTATCCGTGCGGGTAAATTTGTTTACGATGTATCTGGCAAAGCTAGATAAAAAGCTGTTGACAACTACTTAATCAACAGTATAACTATAGGCACAGAGACAAAAGCCTCTTTATGACTACCTTTTGTCTCAACCTAATTTCACATAAAAGTCTAAAACTAAAAAGAACTACCTGTTCAAGTATAGGCCCAGTGTACACCTGCTAGCGCAAGTAGGTGTTTTCTGCACCCTAGAAAACGTTCAGCCTCTTTAAGGTGTTTAGCTTAATCAAGCCAAATATCAGGAGGATTTATCATGGCTTTTGGAGCAGTATCAGGTTACGGAAACCTGCCAAGCGGTAACTTTAGTTCCGTAATCTATTCAAAAAAAGTCCAGCTTGCTTTTAGAAAGAGCACTGTAGCTGGCGATATCACTAACTCTGACTATTTCGGAGAGATTGCAAACCAAGGTGATACAGTGCGTATCATCAAAGAACCTGAGATTTCAGTCTCAGCGTATCTACGTGGTACAACAATCGCCCCACAAGATTTGTCAGATGACGATTTCTCTCTAGTTGTTGACAAGGCAAACTACTTCGCCTTCAAAGTCGATGACATCGAGGAAGCGCACTCACACGTAAACTTCATGGATCTTGCGACCAACCGTGCGGCATACCGCTTGGCTGACTCAATTCCAGTTGCTGCACGTCTTCCAGGCGCAACAGCTCTGCCAACTGAGTATGTCTCACCAACAATGTTGGTTGCTCGTATGGGTCGTTTGCTTGATCAACAAAGTGTTGACAAAGCAGGTCGTTGGGTTGTAATTGACCCTGTTATGATGGAAATCCTAATGGACGAAGATTCACGTTTCTTGAATTCTGACTTCGGAGATGCGGGTGCACTACGTAACGGTCTAGTCATCAACAACTGGAACGGATTCCGTGTATATGTTTCTAACAACCTACCATCAGTTGGTACAGGCCCAGCCACAACAGGTACAGCCAACCAAAACACTAACTATGGTGCGATTGTTGCAGGTCACGATTCTGCTGTTGCAACTGCAGAGCAGATCAACAAGACTGAAACATACCGTGATCCAGACTCATTCGCTGACATTGTACGTGGTATGCACCTATACGGTCGCAAAATCCTACGTCCAGAAGCGTTGGTCACAGCTAAGTACAACTTGGCATAATACAAGGAGAGGGCTGCTTTGGTGGCCCTCTTACTCTCATGAATCTAGTTTCTTCTGAATACAAAACTGTTCTCAGTGACACACATAAGCTTACAGAAAATAAGTGGGGTGGAGGACACAGTGTAGATAAACTACCTAAGTATGAAAGTCTTTTGAAGAGCCTAGAAGTTAAAACTATATTAGACTACGGATGTGCTAACGGTAAATTTAAAGTCTATATGGATAAACATAAACCTCAGTACGAGGTGTACGAATACGACCCAGGAATAAAAGGTAAAGATACCCTACCACAACCAGCTGACTTTGTAGTATGCTGTGATGTTATGGAACATGTAGAACCTGACCTACTAGACAATGTTATGAATCATTTACAAAGTTTAGTTATTAAAGGAGGGTTCTTTAATATCTCTACCAAAGAAGCTATAACACTTTTGTCTGATGGTAGTAATGCACATAAAATTGTAAAAGACGGACAGTGGTGGATAGACTTATTTAGTAAATATTTTGAAGTTTTCAATACGGAAATAAATAGAATTGACACAAGTTTTAAAGTGCTCCCAAAAATTCCTAGAAACTAAAGTACTAGCACTAAAAGATATAAACTCTGTCAATGATAATCTACAAGATAAAGCATTTGATAGTATTTTAAAAAATAGTTTAGAAACCAAAGGAATGCTAAACCCTATTTTAGTTTGCACAGACAAAGACTTTAAACAAACAGATATAAGTAAGTTTGAACGCAGACCAGTACCACAAGACATTACTGAAAAATATAGGTGTCTTATAGGTAACAACAGATATAAGTATGCAGTTGAAAACGGCTACACCCACATTGAGTGTCACTTAGTTAGAACTTTCGATGAAGTAAAGAAAGCCCATAACAAGACACAAATAGAACCAAGAAAGATGTAATATGGCTACGTATGTTGCTTTAACAAACGAACTGCTAAGACGACTAAACGAAGTTACACTAGATACAGCTGGTGATGGCTTTGATTCAGTACGTAACGTACAAGCCTTAGCTAAAGATGCTATAAACAATTCAATCCGTAATATTATTCAGACTGGCCAAGAGTGGCCTTTCTTAAAAACTACCTATACTCAAACATTAGTTGCAGGTACACGAGAGTATGACTTTCCCTCAGACTACTCTAGTGCAGACTGGGAAACTTTTTATCTTAAAAAGTTAACATCTGTAGATAATACACCTATGCATCTTCCAACTATTACGTACGATGAATATATACAAAAATACAGACAGCTAGATGATACAGGAGATGCTGCAGGTATTGCTGCACCTAACCTTGTCTATCAAACAAATGAAAGTAAGTTTGGTGTAACTCCTATTCCTAATGCTGCTTATGAAGTAGAGTACGTATACTGGTCTTACCCTGTAGACTTATCTTTGTACGATGACGTAGCTGTAATTCCTGATAGATTTAAGCATGTAGTTATTGATGGTGCCATGATGTACATGATGCGTTTTAGATCAAACGATCAAAGTGCAGCTATTCATCAACAAAACTTTGAAAATGGTATTAAGTCTATGAGACGAGTTCTTATTGATGAACCTTTAACTATTAGATCCACAGTGTTACAAAGAAGCCCTATTGCTAGTGCTACTGCAGGAAGAGTTGCCTAATGGCTGAAAACTTAGCCTCATTTAAAGTATTCTGCCAAGGCGGTCTAAACACTAGTCGTGATGTGTTGTCACAAGGTGAGACTCAGCCTGG